AGATGGATGAAGTCATTGAACTTGGGCTGGTGGTACTTGTCGGGGTCTACGCCGATTGCCTTTGAGATAGCCGACACAGCCATGCCCGCCAGTGGGCCACCCATTGCGGTTGCAATCGTGGGCGCGATTTGTTTTAACCAATCCATTATTGTTTACTCCTTGATAACATGGTTGCTGCAATTTGAAGCATGGCGCGGGTGCTCTCCATGTCCTCTGGCTGGGTAGCCCATCCGACCGTGATCTGCCCAACGAATCTCCCCGGTTCAGGTGGGACACTGATACGGCAGGTAAAAGCTACGCCTCGGGCGATGTACCACAGGCCCATTTCACTCTGCGCTGATCGGTACTCGCTGCACGGAATCTCGTTTGCCATGAGCTTAACCACATCTGCATTGTTGGCAGCGTTCTGGGTGAACAGGCCAACGTCCAACCCATCATTTGTTTTGTCTCTGCCGTTTTTGCCATAGGCACGGTACACGATTCGGGTGCCAAACATGCTGTTGACCTTAAAGACCGCGACCACCAGCGCGCCGGATTGCTTGAACAGGTGGGCGGCAGCGTCTTCTACGCGGTCTTCAGCAATGGACGGAATCTTTTTGGACTCTTTGTAGGCGCCGATCAGAAGGTCTTGGTTTGTGTATACAAAATAACCGGCGAAGGTCAGCACGGCCATCAGCACCATTGCGAACAGCCGGAACGGGCTGGACACATACGCCAGCACTTTGTCAACTAGATTGAGGCGCTCGTCAGTTGCCATCAGCAGCGCCCTCCGCATTGCTCAAGGATGCCAAGGGCAAAGTACGTGATAGCGCCCAGCATGATAAAAAAGACAAGTACCACCAGCCCAAGTTCAATGACTTCATCCATCTCTCGCTTGCGCTTGTTCGCAGCCTCACGCTCACGCCGCGCATCATGGGCAGACTCCACGTCCATTGCTGCTGCCCTAGACTTGATCTTGTTCCAGACGTCAATCTTGCCGGACTGCATAAACAGAAGCTGCAACTCGTCCTCAAACCGCTTGGCCTGGTCGAGTGCCATTTCAATCTGGATAGCCGTGCCCATTGATGACTTGGACTTTTTGGCCTGAACAGCGGCCTTGGTGGCCGTGGACTTTGCATCAAAGTATTTGCCAAGGACAGGCCCAAGCGAGGACACATCGTCAACGGTTTTGCTGACTTTCTTGATCAGCGCGACTGCTGCCTGTATGCCCGCTAGTGCGGTAAGTGGGTCGATCATTTCTTCACCCGCCATTGCAAGCACCAGACCAGCAGCCGGTCTGATGACCATGACCAACGCACGCACTCAAAGACCGGTGCTGGGGCTTGTGCTGCTGGCGGTAATGGCGGCAGCGCGTCCATCTCAGCGGCTTCTAAAGCTATCCCAGAAGGTAACTACAGCGGCCAGCAGGCCGCCAATCCACAGCAGGGGCTTGGCTAGGCGACTGAGCGTCTCCAGCACTTTGAACGCGCCTTGGGCGGCAGCAAACGCCGCCGTCACATCTTTGGTGTTCTCGGTTAACAAATCTACCTTGCCCTCAACGGCCACCAAGCGGTCGTAGATTTCGCGGTGAGTTATATCGTTCATGGCTTAGGATACTTTGCTTTAACGGCCATACATGCAGCGACATAGGCGTCCACTTGCGTTTGGTCGCCCTTGACAACGCCGTCAATGTAATCGGCTATGGGTGGGTACTCGGCAGCGCGTTTTTCTGCGTAGGTCTTTGCAGCTTCAATAGCAGCCTTTGCCGCTGTACGAATTGCGGCAACTTCTTCATCAGTAATCTGAACAGAACCAATAGGTAGATAGCCCTCATGTTCAGCCGAGTCTAGCCAATGCAGTTTGTTTTCGGTGTCTTTGTAGTGCGGCATGGCCAGTCCTTAACGAAGTTCTTTAACAGAAGAAACAGTACAATTAGTTAAAGTAAGCAAATACGAAGCGCTTACTGGGATTAGTATGTTACCCCCTATAGAGGTGTTGCCTGATGAATTTGCAAAACTTCCAGCAATTGCATTTACAACAGTTCCGTTTATGGTTGGCTCTATAGTCATATTCCCCGACCCCGCGCTTACTCCTTGAATATTTAACACAATAGGTTTGCCGGTAGTGTTGTAATAAGTAGTGGCGGCTGCCCTTGTTACAGTTGTCCAAACCTGACCATAACCCAAGCTGCTCATAGCGGTCAAAGCCTGACCACCAACACCTTGGATAGTTGATGGTGCAGTAGCCCAAGTACCCGCAGTCGCTTGTGTTGACTCAATATACCCAACAACACGGTAAGCCAAGTTTGTACGCGCAGTGGCCGAATAGACAACGGACGCGCTATCTGCTGCGCCAGCCCCGCCTTCTGCCGTGGTGCTGATTAACCCTGTCTCGGTCAGATTAGTACCGCCAGAAATATTGACAACTGCCAATTCTACTGTGCCAGCATTGTCAAGTGCCAGTACAACAATTTGACTTTGTACCGCAGAAGTAGTCCCCAAGGTTGATCCTGACGATACGACTACAGAAACAGGCGATGAAATCACCCGTGATACTACAGTACCGCTTGTCAAGGTAGCAGACCTGAAGTCCAGTGTGGTCGGGCTTAGTGTGACCGTAAGAGCACTGGTAGCCACAGACGCAGTGATTGACTTGATGGCAGACTCTGGCACTTTGGTCAATGACCCGCCGCCCTCAAAAGTTAAAGTTTCAGCGGTAATCGTGCCGGTTGCGGTGACAGTGGTAGCGTTAACTGTGGTGGCATTGATTGTGGTGCTATTGACCGTAGTAATCGTGCCAGTGGTCGCAGCTAGTGTGGTAAACGCGCCAGTGTTAGGCGCAGTGCTACCGATAGGCGGCGGCGAAGCCAACGAAGTGACCAAAGACAAGTAGTCAATTGGCGTGGCGATGTTGTCCACCGTGTACAGCAACACATCAGCGGATGTGAACACGCTGAACTTGTACGAAGACGATGGCGCCAACCAGATGTTGGCTTGGCCCAACGAGTTAAGAATAACCGGATTGGTGTTGGCTGTAAGACCGCCAGCGTCCGTGTAGGTTGCTAGCGGTGTGGTTGTGCCAGCCGAGTAGGTGTAAATCTTGCCGCCAACCAACGGGTTGCCATCGCTGCCGTAAATCTGCTGCTTGGGTGTGGGGGTAAGTGATGCCATGTTTATTTTCCGATCAAAGCGTTATGGTCGTCCAGGCGCCATGTTGTTAAGCTGGATGCGATTTTGAGGCGGCGCTAACTGGTTAGGTTGCTTTAAAGATTCCTCAACCTGTTTTTTGACTTGGCTAGTGCGAGCCATTTCAGCGGCTGATTTGGCTCCAGGTATTCTAAGTTTTTGCAAAGCCTCCAAGCCCCGAAGCACTGCACCCGATGTGTTGCTGTAGTTCACAGCGCCAGGCTCTTTGACCACCACATCTTTGATAGCATCTCGCAATTCTATAATTTGGTCACGGCCTGCCTTGCCATACATATAAACCAGTTTGTCTTCTTTATCTAACGTAGTAATCAAAGTGTTCAAGTTTTTGAAAGACATTTGATCACCGCCAGTTAGCATTTCTTTCATCTGCTGAATGGTTTGGCCTTTTAGTTCTGCGTAGGCTTGGCGACCTTCTGGGCCAGCTTTTTTCAATAAATCCGTAACAGTTCGCATTTCTTCTATTGGGCCATCTAGCACCACATACTTAAATACATCATCAAACGCTACTTGTCGGTCAGCGTAACCGGCTTTTGTGCCAAGCAACTTGTCAACTCTTTTGACATTTTCAAATTTTTTAGCCAATTGTTCGCGTGCTGCTCTAGCTGCTTGGTAAAACTCACCGCCTGCACCTTCGCCTATTTGGGTGATTATTTGTTTCATCTCTGGAGCGCTTGGCGAACCTTTGACTTTGCCGATCTGCTGATAAATGTCCTCAAGCGCCCGCACAGTGATCGTGCCGGTTTTGTTAGGATCATTCATTGTCAACGATTCAGCCACCGAGTCTAAAATCGGGTCAAGTTTGCCTCTGGCTGTAGGCGTCTTAGTGTTTATGTAGTCCAACAAACTTTGATATGGAACTTGTTGCAAAGTTTCACCAGCAGTGTCTGCTTTGTTGTACAACGACTTGTACCGATCAAATTCCTTGGTGTATTCATTGTTCAAGGCTTTGTCTACAATTCGGCCAACTTCACGAGCCATTGTTGGATCAGCAATTTGAGCATTAGTTTCAGCAGTCATGCGCTCAAAATTGCGAACAATGTCTTGTTTCTTGCCTGCTTCAAATCTTCGCATTTGTTCAGACAATGCGGTTTTTGTTTCTTCTGGAATGCCAGTTATTACGCCGCGTTGAACTTCAGATTCAAATTGTTGCTTTTGCAAGTTAATTATCATTTGCTTTTCTTCGTTGCTTGCAGGCTTCTTATAGTAAGCCATGTGTAACGAAGGAAAAAATCCGTTTTCGATATTAGATAAATGAAACAATCCTATCTCACTATCTAACTTTATCCAACTTAACGCTGCTTGATAACTTGGAACTCCGTAATAATCTTGGCGTGGAGAATAGTCATAACGATAAACTAATTGTCTGCCATGTGTTTTATCTGTAGAGTCAAACGCTTTAATTTTTTCAGGAACTATTTTAGTGTCCTTCCAATTACGTGAGTAGTAATAAAATTCTACTTCGCCTTTATCGTTGTATTTACCACTACGAATATTACTTACGTTTACATGGTTAATCTCTAAGATGCGTGTAAAGTCTAAAGAATAAATAATCTCGAAAGCGTATGCACCAAATGTTTGAAAATCAAAAGAAAGTTTGTGTCTTACCTTGTCGAACTGTCTAATCTGTGCGCCTAACTTTATGCTATCGTTTAGTTTTAAACTCTTAATATATTCTTCGCTACCCTCAACTGTTCCTGTTCCCTCAATTATAATACTATCTCCTGCTTGTAGCATAGACTTAGTTTTTATAATTGCATTATGTATCGCACAAGTTTCGGTAAGGTTCATAAGTTCGTTAGGATATAAGTTGTTTAATCCATAACCTACCCATTCCTTACTCTTTTCTTCTTTCAATACTGGCAACTCAACTCTATTGAACTTGCTAACAGAAGTAGTATCTATCTCAGTTAGTGGCGCATTAGGTTTCTTACTTATGAAATCAAATAGTTTCATTCAAATATCGTATTATCGGTAACATAGTTGTTATCGAATGTTGTGTATGTTACAGAAGCTGTTCCGATAACATTTACTTTGCCACTTTCAAGTTCAGCACCCAAATCGTCTAAGTCAATCGGACTAACAGTAGGTGTTTCATAAACTTTATAAGTCCATGAGCCTTGATTGTCAAGACTAATAGTACCATTATAAACATCTTGAACCGCATTCTCTGTAATCGTAAATTGATTGTAACGCTCTATGGCTGGGCTTGTATCGTCTGCTGTAAACGTAACGCTTGTTCCTGCAATATCGTTTGTAAAAACAAAGACAAACGAAGCGTTAGTTATCGTCAACTTTTCGTTTAACGTTAACACCACCTCGTTTGCTTGACCTTTGTTGATTGTAATCATTATGCTGTAACTGTAGTTACTACACCGCTTGCAACTGTATAAGCCATAGCAGGTTCTTCGCCTACTAATGTAATGTTGTAGCCATTTAAGTCTGCTTTTGCTACTCCTGTAGTATCTGCAATCTCAGTTACATCACAACCATTTTGGTAACCACAATACCAGTAAATACCATTTTGGTCTAACACAATAGCTTTAGTTAACGAACGTGTTAACAATGCAATAGCGTTACGCTTTGTATTATCTCTACGTGGAATAACTAAGTTAATAGTTTGTGTGTGAATGATTGTACCATTCACTTGATCGTTAGTAATTGTTTGAGTTAAAGAAGAAGTGTTTTTGTTAAACGCAAATTCGTAGAACACTTCGCCTGTAGCCATTGTAATAGCTGTTACTTCGCCAGATGCAACTGTTTCAGTCAACACATCATCGAAGTTAGCTAAGTATAGCTTTTGAATACCGCCTATGTTGTTGTCGCAACCTTTAGCGATACCGCCTGTTAATAAATCACATGCCATTGTTTTATAGTTTTTAAGGTTAAAAAAAAGGCTACTACTATATAAGCAGTAGCCCTTTTTTGATTGTTAATTTATATTATTAAACTTGAGCTAATACTATCTCAGCACCTACTCCAAAATCAACCCCGAATTTCATACCAGCAACTACTCTTACAGTTGGAATACCAGCTAATTTTCTTTGGTCGATTAATAAAATATCTGTGAAGTCAGACTCTAAGTCAGTTAATAACCATAAGTTCTCAGGGTTAGCAGCTACGATATGGTTAGCAGGTAAGCCTGGAGCATATACTAACTCATAACCTAAGAAGTC